GATGATGAGCTTATCCCTCACTACGTCCCCTGTGCTTTCTAAAATTGTTCAGACGGGAACGGATACATGAGCGAAAATCTCCCAATTAAACGCAGGCGGTCAGCATTGAGAGATTCGCCAGATGTCCGCGAGAGGATCATCGCTGGCATATCTGAGGGCATTCCGCTCGCTGTAATTTGCAGAGAGGATGGGATGCCATGTGATGACACGGTGAGGAACTGGGCCGATGAAGACGAAAGGTTCGCTCGGGACATCGCGCGCGCAAGAGAATGCGGATTCGATCAAATCGCTCACCGATTAAGATCCACATCGAGAGGGAGAGGTGAAAGCACAGGGGACGTAGTGAGGGATAAGCTCATCATCGACACTGACCTCAAACTCCTCGCAAAATGGGATCCTAAACGATACGGCGACCGACCTGAAATCATGATTCAGAACAACAACTCCAACGCAGGCGGAATGATCGAGCTACGACCAGAGCAGGACGAGGCGCTGCAAAGGGTGATCCAAGACGCGCAAGATCGAGTGAGGAAAATCACATGACCCCGACTGAATTTTGCGTTCGCATCCTCGGTATCATCCCCTACGTATGGCAGATTGAGGCCATGGAATCCGTGGCGATGGGACAGCCGTCCAGCGTGGTAGCTGCAAACGGATCAGGCAAAACGGACCGCCTCGTCGCGGTGCTCATCCTCTGGTTTCTTTACACCTACCCCAAGGGCAAGGTGGTTTTCACCTCGGGGAGTTACCGCCAACTCTCAAACCAGCTATGGCCGGCAGTAAAAAAGCACCGGGACAAATTTCCCGAGTGGACGTTTCTGTCTGACGAGATCCGCACGCCGCAGGGAGGCTTCGCGCTTGGATTCTCAACCGACGATGCAGGACGCGCTGAGGGATGGCACGGAGATTCAGACGCACCGCTTTTCCTCATCATCGACGAGGCTAAGACGGTTCCTGACCAGATTTTTGAGGCATTCGACCGATGCACGAGGATTGCCCAGTTGTGGGTTAGCTCACCCGGCGCGCCTCGTGGACAGTTCTACGACTCCCACCATAAAACCCGCTCGCTCTACTGGACACGCAAAGTCCCATCCGCTGAGTGTCCGCACATCCCAGACGAGAGACGCGCCTTGGACCGTGCAAAATACGGCGAGGATCACCCGCTTTTCCGGTCCAAACATCTAGCGGAATTTACCGCCGACGACGAACTAATGGTGCTCTCACCCATGAAACTCACGATGGCGCTCGAGGCTCAGCCAGACGAGGACGAATCCGGCGAGGTGGTGGCATTCTGCGATTTCGCGGCAGGGAGGGATGAGAACGTGCTAGCTATCCGCAGGGGCAACAAGGCGCGGATTATCAAGGCATGGCAAGAGCGCGACACAGTGCAGGCGGCACGTCAATTCATCAAACTATTCAAGGACCACGACCTCAAACCCGGCCAAATCTTTGGTGATGCGGACGGACTAGGCACTGGCTTTGTTTGCCAGATGGCAGAGGAGGGATGGCACATAAACCGCTTTTACGGAGGGCAGGCAGCTAAGGAATCCGACGAATACGCCAACCTAATCGGCGAGGTCTGGCACGCCGCAACGCAAGCCATACACCGAGGCGAGATCAACCTAGGGGAGCTTGACCGCCTGACGTTCGAGCAGATAACCAGCCGGAAATCTGAATGGAATGCGACTGGGAAACTCCGCATCGAGGATAAGGAAAAGATGCGAAAGGCGGGACTAAAATCACCTGACAGAGCCGATGCTCTCTTGGCTTGCATCACCCTCGGGTCCAACCATTCGGGCCGCATGTCCAGCGCATCAGTCATCCGCTCGCCAAGGAGCGCATTCGCCACGCCACGAGCACGAGGATTCAACGCAATCTGACTTAGAGCTTGACACGCAGGGATTCGGAGGCAAGTCCCGCGGATATGACGATTGACGAGCGTAAGGGTATTGTTTGGCCCATCCCGGCGAATTACCGAACAAATGATTTTGATCTAGCCAACGTGACGCCGGATCAGGTTCGCACGATCCTTCGCAATGTCCGCAATGGTAAGCTCGAGGATCAAGACCGCCTTTTCCGCCTCATGCTGGACACATGGCCAAGGCTTCGCAAAGCGCTCAACGAGGTATCAGGCGCAGTCTCACGCCTCAAAATGGAGATCAAACCAGCGATTAGAGAGGGCGCTGAGGAACCAACGCCCAACGCGCTCCGCATCTACGAGATTGTCGAACGTGCTCTCGAATCCTACGCACCAAGGCCGGGATACTGGGAGCTGAACAACAGCGAAATGATCCGCGCTTTGATCGACGCATACGCCAAGGGAATCTCCGTGCTCGAGATCGTTTGGCATTCCGAAAACGGCATCATTTCACCTCGTTGCTATGCTCCAGTGCCTGCAAAATACCTAGCGTTCCCGCAGTTCACCGTTGAGGCGGATAGGCTAATGATCGCGCCGCTTGGAACGAATAATTCGACGCTGGAAGATTTCCCACCTGATAGATTCTTGATTGGCGTATGGAGCCAAGGAGGGATGCATCCAATCCATGCGGCCAACCTGCGGACACTCACGAAATACTGGCTAGCCTCCGTTTATGGCCTTGGATGGCTCATGCAATTCGCACAGCTATTCGGTATCCCGATGCGCACAGCCAAAACGGACGGCAGCGAGGAAGCGATGAGCAAGGCTGAGGACATGCTCGAATCTATCGGGTCTTCTGGATGGGCAGCAACTGGGCCGGGCGTTGAGTTTGAGATCCATTCCGCTATTTCGGGAACAGGCGATTCTCTCCCGCAGTCGCACCTCATGGATGTTGCCGACCGCGCTTGCGACATCCTAATGCTTGGCCAAACACTGACCACGGACAACACCGGGACAGGCTCACGAGCACTAGGTGAGGTTCACGAGGGCATTCGTTCCGAGGTGCTGCAATCCGTTAGCTCATGGGTGGCGGATGTCATCACCAACCAACTCATCCCTGCCATCGTCCGATTCAATTTCGGGACCGTTGCCGCCGAGGATATGCCTTATTGCGAGATGGAAATCCCAGTCGCCAAGGATGAAAAAGCGATTGCCGAACGGATCAAAATCTATACCGAGATCGGAATCCCGATGCCGAAACAGTGGATTTACGAGGAGCTTGGAATCCCTATGCCAGTGGACGGTGAGGAGATTTTTGGAGCTGACGATACACCGGATATCGAGATCCCCGACGAAGATCCGCTGGAGGAAATCGAATCCGCTAGGGCAGACATTGACCTTAGACCGACCGAGGAAATGGCGAAAAATGCCGCTCGTGCATTGGAGGTTCGCCGCACAAAACCACCTTCTGAGCGTGGCATGATCGCAGTGGGACTGGCTCGTGCTCGTGACATTTCGAATAGGACGGAACTCTCACCCGACACCGTAAAACGTATGGTTAGCTTTTTTGCTAGGCATGAGGTGGACAAGCAAGGATCAACTTGGGACGAGCAAGGCAAGGGCTGGCAGGCGTGGAACGGATGGGGCGGCGACGCTGGCTACGCATGGGCAAAGGCTAAGGTGAAAGAGCTTGAATCATGACCGACGAGGAACTCAGAGAAGTTGCTGCGCAATGGTTGAATCCTATCGACTCGATCCTTGCCGACCTACTGGACAAATCCGAGCGCATGACCATTGGCGCATTTAATAATGAGGTTGAGCGAGTCATTGAAAGCATCCCTCAGCTATTTAACCAACTCGACAGGCAGTCGCTCATCGACTCGCTAGAGATGGAAATCGGCAAGGCAATGCTGAAAGGACTCGCGCAATGAATCAGGGCAAATCGTTTGTTGGGATTAAAGTGAAAGCCAGCGACATCAATGATGCCAAGGCTGCGGTAATTCGATTGGCATCGCCACAAACAAGATCCGAGGCGTTGAAACAGGGCGCTCTTTCCGCGCTGGATGTGATCCGGGAATACTACAACAAGAGGGGCCGATTGCCTTGGATTAACCCTAAACTCAAAACGCACGGACCAGGAAGAACACCCACAAAATGGTGGATGGGAACCGCTTCCGGCTGGTCAATCGCTAGGGCTACCGGAAGGAGCGTGACCTTTGCAAATGCCGCTATCGGACTCGCGCACAAAGTCACTGGCGGGACAATTAGGGCAAAGAGGAAAAGGTTCCTCACTATTCCAATCGTGCCGGAGGCGCACGGCATGACCGCGAAAAGCTACGCTCGAAAATACTCCCCGTTGTTCGTGGTCAAAGGCGTGCTCGCTGAAAAAGATGGCGATGGAATCCGCCCGGTATTCGCGCTCAAAAAATCCGTGACGCACAATCCTTGGCCGAATGCTCTCCCGCCGGAAAACAGCTACATCAACGCAATGCTCAACGGCGCACTGGATTACATCATCCAAAAAGAATCTGAAAAATAATCTTTACAAGTGAAAATTCGGTGGCCCGTTCGCGCCAATGTTCACCGCCGCAAGAGTTTTCGCTGCATTCCAAGCTGAGATTTCCAGCTTGGACACAAGCATCATCTATCTACCCGAAGGCAAGCATCGCATCTCCGCAACCGTTGGAGGCAAAGCCAAGGCGATAGATGTCGAGATCGACGCTCGCATTGGGGCATCGTTCGCTGAAGACCTCACAAAACGGTTAGCGCAAAACGTCCGCCCATTCGCAGGTTTCGACCACGAGCAAGGACCAGCATCATTCATTCCTCGCGAATTTCGCTATGAATCCGGCGTGGGCCTAATGCTTGACGTTGAATGGACCGAAGCAGGCCGTAAAGCGATTGAGGGCCGCGACTACTCCTATTTCTCACCAACTTTTCTAATCTCCCCGAAAGGTATCCCGACAGGTCTAGCACCTCGTGGGGAAATCGGATCGTTAGTTAATGATCCAGCTTTCGAGGAGATCCCGCGCATTGCCGCATCCCATAACGAACCACCTATGATCGACCACCTAATCGAGCTGGGGCTAGTTGAGGCGTCTCACGACCCCGAAACCGCTCTTGCCACCGCAAAAACCAACCTCGCCGAATTGCGCGAGACTGCCGCTGGAGTTGAAACTGTCAAAGCCGCTGCTGCTGCTGACGGTGACGAACTCTCCAAGCTCAAGGCCAAATACATGGAGCTTGAGGAGGAGAATAAGACTCTCAAAAAAGGCATGACGGAGAAAGCGAAAGCTGCCGCCGACGTTGCCATTGCCGACGCTGTAAAGGCTGGCCGCATCGCTCCTCAGGACGAAGCCGCTAAGTCATTCTGGCACGAGTCCATCATCGCTAACCCAGCATCCGCTAACATCCTCGCATCTATGCCGGGCAATCCAGCGTTGCAGGGTCAAACCATCCTCGCAGGCCGCACCGAAGATGTTCCAGCACTCACTGGACTCGCTCGCGTGGAAGCTGCATTCAAAGTCAAATCTCAATCCTAATACATCATGCCCAACAATCTCACACTCTTGGACATCGCCAAACTTAACGGCTCTGACGCCGTTGTTGGTTTGATCGAAGAAGTCCGCACAGTGGCTCCCGAAGTCACCATCATTCCAGCCCGCACCATCACTGGCACGAGCTATGAAACCGTTGCTCGCTCAGTGCTCCCGACCGTCGATTTCCGCAAGGTTAACGAAGGAACGGATGCCACCAAGTCCGAGTTCACAAACCGCCGTGTCGAAACCTTCATCCTCTCCGCTCGCGTTGAAGCCGACAAAGCCGCAGCTCGCTCGTATGAAGATGGAGCCGAGGCATACATGGCGCTCGAATCCGTTGGTGTTATGCAATCCGCTCTGATTAAGATCGGAAGCCAAACCATCTACGGCGCAGCTTCCAACAGCGAAGGCTTCACGGGTTTGCAATCGCTCACCACGGCACTTGGCGCAGTTGTAACCGACGCAGGCGGAACGTCTGACAACACAGCATCGTCTGTGTATATCATCTCCGCAGGTGGTCAAGGCGTCCAATACGTTTATGGCAACGCATCCGTCCTCGAACTGTCCGCATTCCGCGAAGGCGATGCCGCCGATTCGACAGGCAAGCGTTTCGCTGCATTCATTGCCGACCTCACCGCTCGCGTTGGTTTGCAGTGCGTCAACAAGCACGCCGTCGCTCGCCTCAAGAAGTTCACCGAAGACTCCGGCAAAGGTGTTACGGATGGAAAGATTCTTGACGCGCTTCGCCGGATGCCGATTGGCTCGCGTCCGACTCATATCCTCATGAGTCCGCGCTCCGCCTATCAACTCGCTATCAGCCGCACGATCACTCCGAACGTGAAAACTGAAGTTGTTACTGGCTTGGTTTCTGGATTCCCAACCGAATCCAACGGCCTGCCAATCATCGTCACTAACTCCATCTTGGACACCGAAACTCTCGCCCAATAAAATATCATGGCCTACGAATTTAATCGCAACCAGCAGGACCAAAACTACGTCTCGACCGTCACTCTGCTTGCCGCAGGTGCAAACACCGCATCCTTCGACCTTGAACAGGTCGTTGGTGGTGATATCGAAGATGTTGTGTTTAGCCTTGACGCTCCAGCATTGCTAACCGCTCAACTCACGGACGGCAAAATCGTTACCTATACCTTGCAAGACTCCGCAGACGGCACGAGCTTCGCAGCAGTTGACCCGCTCATCACGACCACGCAAACAGGCGCAGGTGGTGCAGGTGCAGCCGCTAAGACCGTTCGTTTCCGCCTCCCTGCCGGAACTCGCCGTTATGTCCGCATCGCTCAAACCGCGACCGCGACACCCGGAACGCTCACTGCCGCAATGGTAGCCAAATTGCTGTTCTGATCCAATAGCTAGAGGGGTGGCGGCGTTTTGTTGTTTCCGCTGCCGCCCCTCACCCCTTTTTCTTTTATGCCTTGGGTAATTCTAACTTCCGATGGACTCCGTGACAGACTCGCATCAGACGAGTTTGAGGCGTTGCTTGCTGAATCACCCGCACCCGAGGCCAAGCTGGAGGATATCCTTGCGCAAGTGGCGCAAGAGATCGTCGCTAGAGTCAATTCTGGCCGGCGTAAACGTGGGCTTGTTCCAGTAGCCAACACGGGCCGCAGCGTTCCCCCAGGTTCACAACGCCATTGTTACGCGCTCGCTCGCAGACTCTTATCCGAAGCATTCCCATCTCTCGCAGAGTTTAACGGCGACGACCGCAAGATCGCCGTTGAAACCGCTGAGAACTATATGGACGACCTAGCCAAAAACGATGCCGATTCCGACGATACAGGGGCCGCATCATTCGCAGTATCATCCGCCTCATCATTCCGCTATGGAGGCGCAACCCTAATGGATTTCTCGACCTCGCCGTGAGTCTCATCCG